CTTTTTACCCCATAATGCAATCCCATGAAAACACTCAATAGATCCCAGATCAAGGAAGGGCTCACACAGATCCCAATGGAAACTATCTTGAACGTTTCCGATAGGGCTCTGACTCCCAAACAGAAAGCATTTTGTAAAGAGGTGGCCATGGGTAACACTGGAGCGGAAGCAATCCGCAGGTCATACAAGACCAAGGGCAAACCGAAGACCAACGCGAACGATGCTTACAAGCTCAGAAAACGCCCAGACATTCAGGCGACGATCCAAGCTTATGAAGTGGCTTTGCAGGCTCAAACATATCAAACCCCTGCAGGCTTGAGGGCTCTTGTAATTCAAACGTTGGTTCAAACGATGATCGACCCAGAGGCTGGAGACGCGGTCAAGGTCGCCGCGGCCAAGGTATTGGGCACGGTCACAGAGGTGGCCGCCTTCACCGAGCGCAAAGAGGTTCGGACGATCACATCCAGCGAAGACACCAAGGCCAAGCTCATGGCCAAGCTTCGCGACATGATGAAGCGCGACGCGACAGATGCGCCGGTCATCGAGGTTGACTCTCTGCTGGAGGAGTTGCGGCCAAAAAGGGAGGAGGTCGAACCCCACCCATCCCCGACCCCCCAAGCTGAGCAGGAGGAGTCCCATCTACAGTTACATACTATGTCACTCAAATCATCCCAAGAAAATTCTAACCAAGCAGACCCCACCCCCTCACCACAGGAAGACCCCCCGGTAGGTGGTGAAAAATGAAATGGGGGAGGGTATGTATAAATCGGAAAATGGTAAACCCGAAAGTTTTGCCAACGTTTGAAGATTGTTTGGAGACTAGTATGACGCCGGTACAAAAGGAAGTGTTTTTGATTGTGGATGAGTGGTGGAAGAAGTTTGGGTATAGCCCGGCGCTCAAAGATATTGCTTATCAGCGGGGGACATCGTCTTTGGCGAATACAAGAAACATTGTGAACCGGCTGATTGACCTTGGGGTTTTAAAGAAGTTGGAAGGTAAGCACCGGACGATAAGACCGGTATACATTAACTTTAGGACGTTGGAGTAACACTATGGAAATGGATGAAATAATTAAAATGCTTAATAAATTGAGCACACAAGAGATTAAAGAGTTAACAAAAGATATTGAAAGGCTTGATGAGCTTAGAAAAAATAAAAAAAATGCTCCGCCAAGTGATGATGATTTCCTTGCTGCACTTGGCCCTTGTGGTAAATAAGTATTCAATTCACTATAAAAAGGTCGCAACGTTGTGACACACGTAAGTAGTAACCCTAGTGAAATAGATACATTGTTATCTAATCTACCTGTTGCAGAGCAGGAGGCTTTGTTGGCTGAGGTGGATGAATATCGCAAGGCGTTGGATAGGGAGACGGCGCAGGCTTCGTTTATGGCTTATATCAAAATGATGTGGCCGGGGTTTGTTTCGGGGCGGCACCATGCTTTGATGGCTAAGAAGTTTGAGCAGATTGCTGCTGGAAAATTGAAGCGGCTGATTATTAATATGCCGCCGCGTCATACTAAGAGTGAATTTGCCTCCTACCTGTTGCCGTCATGGTTTCTTGGCAAGTATCCGGGGAAGAAGATTATCCAGTGCTCGAACACGGCGGACTTGGCAGTTGGCTTTGGACGTAAGGTTCGTAACTTGGTGGACAGTGAACAGTACGCTACTGTGTTCCCGGATGTGTCACTTAGACAAGACAGTAAAGCTGCTGGCCGCTGGGCTACTAATCAGAATGGAGAATACTTTGCTATTGGTGTAGGCGGTACGGTAACGGGTAAAGGTGCGGATCTTTTAATCATTGACGATCCGCATTCTGAGCAAGAAGCTGCTTTGGCTTCTGGTGATCCGGGGGTGTTTGACCGAGTTTATGAATGGTATACATCTGGGCCGCGGCAACGTTTGCAGCCGGGTGGTGCTATTGTTGTTGTGATGACCCGCTGGGCGGAAAGAGATTTGACTGGCCGCGTGATGAAAGATGCGGCGATGCGGGATTCGTCAGATGAGTGGGAGGTGATTGAGTTTCCCGCTATTCTTCCTAGTGGCAATCCTTTATGGCCAGAGTTCTGGTCGCTTAAGGAATTGTCTGCGTTAAGAGAAGAGCTTCCCCCTGTAAAGTGGAATGCCCAGTATCAGCAGGCTCCGACTGGAGAAGAAGGTGCTCTAGTTAAGAGGGAGTGGTGGAAGATGTGGGAGAAGGAAGATCCGCCTAGATGTGAATTTATTATCCAGAGTTGGGATACGGCGTTTACAAAAAATACGCGGTCTGACTATTCGGCCTGTACGACTTGGGGCGTTTTTCATATGAATGAAGATGAAAACGACATCAACATTATTTTGTTGGATGCTTTTCAGAGGCGGATGGAGTTTCCTGAATTAAAGGAAAAAGCGCTTAGCCACTATAAAGAATGGGAGCCGGATGCTTGTATCATTGAAGCCAAGGCTGCCGGTGCGCCATTGATCTTTGAGTTAAGAGCGATGGGCGTGATGGTGCAGGACTTTACGCCGGTGCGTGGAAATGATAAGTTTGTGCGCTTAAATTCCGTGACTGATTTATTTAGCAGTGGTAAAGTGTGGGCGCCAGAGACTCGGTGGGCGAGTGAAGTGATTGAGCAGATGGCGTCGTTCCCTAATGGGGATCACGATGACTTGGTTGACTCAAGCACGCAGGCACTGATTAGATTCAGACAGGGTGGTTTCTTGCGCCTCGATTCGGATGAGCGCGATGAAATCCAAAGCTTTAGACGCAAGCAAAGTTACTATTAAGGCCAGATATGAGCATTGAACAATCCCTTAGCCAAGCACCTTTAGGTTTGGATAGTCTTGTCATGGACGAGATGCCCGCAATTGAAATTGAAATTGAAAACCCAGACGGTGTAATTGTTGGCATTGACGGCATGGAAATTGACCTGATGCCGGAAGATTCTGAGGATGATTTTGATGCAAACTTGGCCGAGGACATGGATGAAGGCGAGTTGCAAAAACTTGCTGGCGATCTGGTTGGTTTGATTGACGCTGACATTGCCTCCCGCAAAGAGTGGGTGGATATGTATGTCAAAGGTCTTGATGTACTGGGGATGAAATATGAAGAGAGAACGGAGCCTTGGACTGGAGCTTGTGGTGTATTCTCGACTGTACTCACAGAAGCCGCTGTCCGATTCCAAAGCGAAACTATCATTGAGACTTTCCCGGCTCAAGGCCCAGTCAAAACGGAAATCATTGGTGCAATTGATCGTCTTAAAGAGCAGGCTGCGGAGAGGGTTCGCGATGACATGAACTATCAGCTGACCGAAGTGATGACGGAGTACCGTCCAGAGCATGAAAGAATGCTTTATTCACTCGGTTTGGCCGGTGCAGCTTTTAAAAAGGTCTATTACGACCCAAGCTTAGAGCGTCAAGTAGCTATTTTCATCCCTGCTGAAGACGTTATTATTCCTTATGGTTCTTCTAGCCTGAAAACTTCAGAGCGCGTGACTCACATCATGCGCAAAACGAAGAATGATATTAAGAAATTACAGGTTTCTGGCTTCTATTGCGACGTAGAGCTAGGTGAGCCACAGATTCTTCACACTGATGTGGAGAAAAAGAAGGCCGAAGACCAAGGTTTTAGCCTAACAGAAGACGATCGCTATCAAATTTTGGAAGTGCACGTCGATTACGACCTGCCCGGCTATGAAGATGAAGATGAAATTGCGTTGCCTTACGTTATTACGATTGATCGCGGCACAAATAAAGTGCTGGCTATCCGTAGAAACTGGAATCCAGAAGACGATCGCAAATTAAAACGCGATCACTTTGTCCAATACACCTATGTTCCCGGTTTTGGCGCGTATGGTTTGGGATTAATCCACTTAATTGGTGGTTATGCCCGTGCAGGTACGTCACTTATTCGCCAGTTGGTGGATGCTGGTACGTTATCTAACTTACCCGGCGGCTTAAAAACTCGCGGCTTGCGAATTAAGGGCGACGATACGCCAATTCAGCCCGGTGAATTCCGCGACGTTGACGTTCCAAGTGGTGCAGTGCGTGACAACATCATGCCTTTGCCATACAAAGAACCATCGCAGGTTTTGCTGGCATTGTTAAACCAGATTACCGACGAAGGCCGTCGCCTTGGCTCTATTGCTGACATGAACATCAGCGACATGAGCGCAAATTCGCCAGTTGGTACAACATTGGCATTGCTTGAGCGTCAGTTGAAGACAATGTCTGCGGTGCAGGCGCGTATTCACTACTCAATGCGCCAAGAATTCAAGTTGTTGCGCGATATTATTCGTGACTACACGCCTGAAGACTATAGTTTTGATCCGGTTGAAGGCGACCGCAAAGCTAAGCAAGCTGACTATGACATGGTGTCAGTTATTCCGGTGTCAGATCCCAATTCTGCAACGATGGCTCAGCGCATCATGCAGTATCAAGCTGTTATTCAGCTGGCTCAGGGCGCACCACAGATCTATGACTTGCCACAATTGCACCGTCAGATGATCGAAGTTCTTGGTATTAAGAATGCGGAGAAGCTTGTACCAATTGAAGATGATATGACGCCGCGTGATCCAGTATCCGAGAACATGGCGTTCTTAACTGGCAAACCCGCTAAAGCTTTTATCTTCCAAGACCACGACGCACACATTGCTACGCATACTTCAATGATGCAAGATCCGATGGTGATGGGTCAGATTGGCCAAAACCCAATGGCTCAGCAAATGCAGGGCGCAATCATGGCGCACATTGCTGAACACGTTGCATTCCAATACCGCAACCAAATTGAAAAACGTTTGGGAGCTACATTGCCTGCACCAAACACTGAAATGCCAGAGGAAGTTGAAGTTCAATTGTCTAAGCTGGTTGCTCAGGCTTCTACCCAGTTGCTGCAAATGCACCAAGGCGAAGCGGCACAGAAGCAAGCATTGGCTCAAGCACAAGATCCTATTGTTCAGATGCAACAAGCAGAGTTGCAGATTAAACAGCAAGAGACACAGATCAAAGCCCAGAAAGTTCAGGGCGAGCTACAGCTTAAAGCACAAGAGTTACAGTTAAAGGCCCAAGAGATGGCGGCCAAAACTGGTGAGACGCCGGAGATGATTGCCCAGCGTCACCAGCAGGAGTTGCAACAGCAGCTTCAGCGACACCAGATGGAGTTGATGCAGTCTCAGCAATCGCATCAACAAAAGTTAAATCAAGCAAGTGAAGCAGCGCGTTTGAAATCGCAACAACGTAATCAAGGAGATTGAGCATGGAAACCAAAATCTTTGATGTGCTGAATAACAAGCTTGAGGAGCAGGTGAATAGCCTGCAACAAGTCGTGTGTGATGGTGGAGCAAAATCCTACGATCACTATCGCGAACTGTGCGGAACAATACGAGGTCTGCAATCCGCACAGAGAGAAATCAAAGACCTTGTTCAAAAACTTACGAAAGACTATGAAGATGGATAATTTTGACGTTAGCGCGGTCGATCTCTCTGGAGTGCTCAACACTTCCTCCGAAGAGAAAGCCAAGCAAGTCCCAGATCCAGCCACTTACCACCTTCTCTGCATGGTGCCAAAAGCAGAAGAAGAGCTTAGTGAATCAGGACTGGTTAAATCGGCACAGATGATGTATCACGAGGAGCTACTTTCCCCCGTGTTATTTGTAGCAAAAATGGGCCCAGATGCCTTTAAAGATGAGAAGCGATTCCCATCTGGAGCGTCATGCAAGGTCGGTGACTTTATTCTGACGCGACCGAACACTGGTACGCGGATGAAAATTCACGGCACTGAATGGCGTTTGATTAATGACGACTCCGTGCAAGCGGTAGTGCAGGATCCTCGCGGCATCCAGCGCCCTAACTAAGGAGAAATCATGGCTGAAATTGAAAAAACAGAATTTGAATTTCCAGATGAAGCTGAAGCTAATCCCCGTAAAGGCGGAAAAGTTGTAGAGCCGGAGCAGGAAATTGAGATCGAAGCTAGTGAAGCGGAGATTGAAATCGTTGACGACACACCTGAAAGGGATCGTGGCCGCGAAAACCTTGAAGAGCCAGTCCGTGACGTAACTGATGAAGAGTTATCTAAGTACGACGAGGGTGTAAAGAAGCGCATGAAGCGTTTTGCAGAGGGTTATCACACGGAAAGACGTGCAAAAGAGGCGGCTGAACGTGAAAAAGAAGAGGCTTTGCGCATTGCTCAAGCTGTTTTTGAGGAGAATAAACGCCTCAAAGGGTCTGTAAATCAGGGCCAAGCAGCACTTTTAGAGCAGGCTAAGAAGTCTATTGG